AATAAAGAGTCTTACCAGTTGCACCCTTAACGAGGTCGCCAAGAATCTCACGATCGATTTCAAGAGCAATTTGCTCTGAAAGAATCGAGGTCAACTCAACTTCAGCGTCGAGGTTATGGTAAGCATTAAGGTCTTGACCCAGTTCGGGCGACCACTTAGCCTTCAGCTTCTTAGTGATTGCCGTGACAGGAATACTGTCAACCTTGATGTCGATTTCCGGAATATCACCAATGACATCGCCGGGAGAACCAGCAGTATCACTTTCAAGCAACCAATCAGCAGTACCGACAATATTGCCGAGACCGTTATCAGCATTCTTGAATGCATCTTCCGCAGCATAGTGGAAGGTGTGCGCTGTAGCAATCTTGGCCCGCACGCCGTTCAAGCGCACCGCGGTGGCGGTACCACTAAGAGCAAAGACTAACAACAGCTTACTTGAATCATTAGGATCAGTCACGGTCAAGCGACGGACCTGATGAGTATCGGGTGTCGCAAGATCACCCAGCGTAGTGCCAGTAACATACACGGTAACATAGGCATTGTTATTAAGCTTAGGCAAGCTTGACTTAGCTATGGTACCAACGTTAATGCCAGAACCCGAAAGGTCCGGATCAAATTGAATCAGCCGATCGCCGAGATCCGAGTAGGTCGAGGTAGAAGATCCACCATGATCAGACTCGTCCTTCCAGCTAGTGGGATCACCAGCCGTACCAGAAGCAACGTGCGTAATGGTAACGCTCGTCGCGGACTTGGTTGGAGACGAATAGCCCTGATTCAAGTTATAGAAACTCTTATCATGACCGGTCCCGTCGCCGGAAAATCGATCATTGTCCAGATCGACGCCGCCAGTAATCTGGCTACCGACAACTCGACCACCGTAGAGCGAATCAACGAATGCTCCAGATCCACCTTGAATTCCGCCGCGAGTATCGTTGTGCTGGAAATCCATGAAGAAGATCAGACCACTTGGCAGACTCATTGGTTGAACTGAAACCAGTTCGTTCGCTAAAAGCGAACCGAATACACGACGAACAAGCGGAAATGCTACAGCGGCAAAGCCTTCGACATCGCCTCCTGCCATCGTTGATGCTTCGCGAAGGAGTTCCTTCGCTTGGTTTTCTAACAGAAGCGACATCGCATTTCTTCGAAAATCATCATCGATTCCTTCCAAAAGACCGGTCCTTTCCCACTTATTCATTAGGGCAGCACCTTCTTTCTTAAGATCACGATGAAGGATTCCTTCTGTGAGTTTTTGTACTATTGACATTTTTAAATCCTCCTTTATTAGTTATTAATGCCAGCCAAACGCTGCATGCGCTCAGCAAAATCATAATCTCTCTTTTCCTTTTCTGGACGACGAGAGTTTATAATCAAGGATGACTTTCTACTAACTGCCTCACTCAGTGATTTTGGCTTTCTCTTAGAGGTGCTGCCCACTGCGTTTTGAAGAGTGTCATAAATAATTTTAGTCTCCTCTAAAGTCCGTGCTTTTGAAAGAGCTTCGACAATTTTCTTCTTTTGTCGCCTATTTAAGGACTCATTTCCTAAAACACGATTTGTGTATAAGAGCTTTCCATTTTCTGAAGTAAGCTCATCTAATTTCTCTTTAAGTAGTTTAACTGCATTATACAGTTTTTTGTTCTTTCCGGCCGTATTTTTTACAGCCTCTTTAAGTTCTTTGTTTTTCTTTTCAGCCTTTTCAAGCTCAGCTTCGAAGTTTGCTTTAATCTGCATAATTTCGGCAGCTTCAATATGATCGGCATCTGGTGTATCAAGTTGCCCATTTGCAACTGGCTCATGCTCAAACTTGACAATCTCTTCAAGTACATCTTCGCCAAGTTCGAACGTATCTTCTTCATCAAGGTGTAGTTCTTCTAACATTTTATCAAGCTGTTGTTCTGTTATTTCTACTTCTTCGCCCTCAGCCAACACTTCTTCGCCTGATAGCTCTTTAGCAATATCAGATAAATTGATTGTAATTTTCTCTTCTTTTTCTTCTTCTGAGTCGCTTAAAAAATCTTCATGTGCAAATGGAGCAGCCGCGGCTTCGCGAGGCTCTTCGGCGCTGGCGGTTTGTGAACCCATGTCATCTTGCTCTAAAAGTTGTTCCACTGCTTCTTTTATATCGCTTGAATATTTTTCGATTACAACTTGTTCTGCGTTCTTAATTGCAGCTTCGCGAAGCTCAGTTGCGTCAGCGATTGCCTGCTCTAACATTGAAGACATGTTTCTTCTCCTAAAATATTACACTAACAATAAATAGTAAGTAAAAAAGTAAAAATACTTCTTGTGCATATATCTTTTAAGTAATGCTAGCCCACGCCGACTGTTCCTGACCAATTTGTGCTTAATTCTCTATAATCAATACCTGTACAGCCAGCAATAACTGAGCCGGTTATAATTCGTGCTGGTCGGTTTTCAGGATCCGCCGATAAATATACTGAAGTTACCCGCCAATCAGCAGTGTATGATTCACCATTCTTTAATGTAAAGTAATAATTGTTTTTTGCGCCGCTGGGGACAGTCCCTTGAGGTCTCTCGCTAACAGCATTCTCGCCGCCGCTGGCGCCGCGGGCACTAAAGCCAACCCTCAATAGAGTTTCTTCTGAACCGGAAGTGTTATTAACAACTGTAACAAATCTAGTGACGTTTGGAAACTGCACTTGCACCGGGTCTTGCATGGTGGGGTGTGCAATAAAAATACTTGCCGATGCAAACGGTATGCTGCTTATTTGATAAGAAGGAACATTTCCAACTCTTGCCTTGTATCTAAAATCTGGCATTTTACTTCTCCTTTAGCCTGTTTATTTTTGCTTTTGCTTCTTCTCGTCGGCGCTTGTCAGAAGGTTTTTCATAATACATTCGACTTCTAAACTCTTCAATAATTTTTTCATTTTTTACTTTTTTCGAAAATCTTTTTATAAGCCTCTCGGTGCTTTCGTGCCTTCTCAAAACAACTTCTGCATTTACTGGTCTACTCATTTTGCCAACTTGCTCCATAGGCCAGCGCCGGGGATTTGTGTTATATCAATCCCGGGGTCTGAAGGATCTACATCTGATAGCGGTCCGCGCACGGGCCCCCCAGTAGCCTGTCTATCCGTCATGGGCGCCGTCCCTTCAAACAAATCAATCCCGCCATATGCGTCAGCGCCAACAGCGCCTAGCAATCGTTTCTTTTGTTCAATTAATTTTTTATTTCTTGTTTTTGCTTCTTTTTGAGTAACTCGTCTTTGCGGCTTTGCTTTTTGCTCTGTTACAAGCTGTGCCCCGGACGTTCCTTTAACCACTTCTGCAATAATATTAGACAAAACGCCCTCTTCGAAGATTACTTCTTTAATGCACTGCTTAATTAAAGGCTTTAAAACTTGTTTTAGCTCGTCGCGCTTCATTTCTTCTCCATCAAGATATCATTCAACGCTCTGTTAATTCTATCTGCTTTTGTAAAAATGTTAGGCCTCTTGCCTTCCGTTATCATATAGGCTCCTGTGGTTGATGGATCAGAAACAAAATCAAAACAAATTAATTGAAAGTCTTCCTCTACCATGGTTTTGCCGTTTTCATTTCGAACAGAACCCAAACCTCTTGATGAAATCCCAAGCTTGACTCCGCTGGTAATCAAATCTTTAAGAATCTTGCCCGAAGGGGTATCTAAGATCTTTACCTTGCCCATCACATCGTTTCCTCTCATTTCAATATAAGTTACAAGGTGTGAAGCGTTTTTTAGTTCTACAACTGAGCTATCAGGATGGTCAAGTTCGCCGAGTGCTCTGCTTTCTTCAACTAGTTTTTTATAGTTTTCGACCTCTCTTGCCAAAATATGTTGAGGGTATACGCGACCATTGCCATTTTCAGCTTCAGCGCGTTGCATAACACCAGCAAGAGTTATTTCATCACCCTCCTCCAAGCGTCTTTTTTCGTCTTCTGTAAGAAGCGAAGAGTCGTTTGTTAATTCATAAAACTCAGTTAATAATACTTTTTTATTCATATTCTTCATTCCATGCGGGCGTTACCCGCCCGATACTGCAACCGCTTTTGCAAAGCCTCGGCGGTTGTAGCATCCAATGATTCTCAACAAAAATGTTAATTCCTTTTGACATTGATTCCTTCATCTCCAATCAACATACTTAAAACGTATGAGGTTCCTGAACTTAATGAGCCAAGCAACAGTGGATTAACCCAATTAAGTTCAAAAGTAAATAGTTCTGTATAAAAAGAAAATCCGTACAATAATATGCCGGCCCAAAAACCAACACACATAGAACAATGAAAAAAATGATAATTTGGTCTTATTTTCTCAAAAATTGAACCATGAACTAAAATTTGAGTTAATCCGTATGCAGTTAATACGAACCAAAGCAGTTCCATACTAAATCCTATAAATTAAACCATACGGCCGGCGCTTCGAATCAATTGCACCCTTCTTGGCCGCGTGAGGAACTTCGCCAAGTTCGGTACTATCTTCGTCTTCCGGGTCTGTCATCCAATCTTCAATACTTTTTTCATATTTAAGATGATTCATGGTCTCGATATCGCCTTTAATAAACTTATATATTCCAACCAAAATAGATGAAATACTATCCACCTCTTCGTTGTCGGGGTACGCCGCCTCCATAGAACCATATATGTGGCCACCCTGAAATGGGGCTAGTGTTAATAACCCGTTAGTCTTCAAAAAATCAAAAAAATCTTTTTGCGTAACGTATGTATCTTTGTTGCTGTTGTCTTTCGGCAAGGTTAAAATTTTATTTGTGCCGACCATTATAGCAATATCAATTAATGGATGATCATAAACAAATATATTGCCCTCAAGCGTTTTTCTTATCTTAAGTGGCAAAACTACTCGCGCCTGTTGAAGGCTTTTAATCTTTACCTTGGAGGGCGGATCTGGCTGCACCGTCATTCTAACTACCGGAGGGCCGGTTTCTACTGGAGCTTCTAAATCAACTAGCGGCTCCTCTGTTGGCATTCGCACTTTAATAGCCATTAGCTCAAAATCTCCTTAGCTAGCTTCTGCAATTTCATGATTTTTGAAACGACAGCTTCATTGATTTCCTTGTCTTTAAACTCTTCAACCATTTTTAGCACTTCCCTGCACTTCTCTTGCATGTTCTTGTCGTTTTTTATTTCTTCCATACGTAATGATTTTTTAATGACTTCTTTAATTCTTCCCGCCTCTTCGTTTAAAAAAGCCTTAAACTCTAAGCTGTCTGGGCCGGGATTTATATACTTTTGTAATAGAGACCTTTGTTCCTCTAGCAGAGAGGAGTAGGATTGATTAAAAATCTTAACGAATGATTTAATCGTTGAATTCTTAATTTCTTCTTCTCGTTTCTTCTGCTGGCCTGAAGTTGTTAAATATCCCACAATTTTCTTTTCTAACATTATCTTTTTGTTAAGGGCGGTAGCATCGTCAAACATTTGGGCGATTGAGGCTAGACTTTTATATTTTGGAACAAAATTAGAAAAAGCTTGTTGGCCAAAAATTTTGTTTATTTTAGAAATTAAACGACTTTGTTCATTAAAAATATTTCTTTTATTAAGCTTGGCGTGCTCTTTCTTTACTTCATAGACTAATTTTTCTGCCGAGTATTCATCCATCTTTTTTGTTTCTAACAAATATTTGTATAACTGCAGCTCTTTATAAAGAATTCTATCCTTATTAAAGAACTCCTTAATAATCGCAATAACCTTGTTCTGCTTATCTTTGTCCTTTTTCAACACCTCCTTTGTTAGTTCTCTTGTGAGGGTCTCAAAAAGAAAAGCGGTATTTCTTTTCTTATTATGCTTCATTTTCATCTAGATGCTTCTCCAAATTTTCCACAAGCTTGTTTATTTCATAGTTGCTTGTGAACAGTTTTTTCTCTGCTTTATAAATAGCTTCTTCTTCTTGTAGAAATCCCTTGGCCACACTAGAAAGGCCTTTTGCGCCCGGGTGAGGATTTTGTTTGTACATTCCAGCTAGTGCTTTCTGATTTTTTCTGCGGCCGGCAGTACCATTTTTTGTCTTATTTTTAGAGTTTGAAACTGGTACGTATTTGTGGCCTTTGGCTCCTTTTGTTTCATAAGAGCCGTCATTGTATTGAATATATGCGATGTCGCCCCACTTGCCCACGTCTCTTTTGCCGGGAAGAGCCTCCCCTTCAGGTTCGGCCAACAGCACGCCCTCTTCTTCGGGCGGTGGCTCTTCGTCGCCTAGGTCTTCATCACCAAGCTCACCACCGCCAAGCTCACCACCGCCAAGATCACCGGCGGCGGCCATCTCGTCAGCGGCACCTTCAGGCTCGGCAGCGGCCTCTAAATCTGCAGCAAATTTAATATCATGATACATCTCTGTTTGATTTCTAATATACTCTTCTTCGGAGAGATTAAACATATGCTTGGCAATCCATCGTTTGCTGAAAAACCCTTCTGTCGCACCGCTGGCCACCTCAAACTTAACTCTCCAGTGTTCAAGATCTTGTAGCTCTGCTAATTTCGAAGGATTGTTAAGCGAAAGCGTAAACCCAACTAAATCTTCATCTCGGAACCCCAGAGTATATAAATGAACGATCGCTATCTTTTCTAATTCTGAAATAATCGATCGTTGCAATCGTTGAACCGTTCTTGCAAAACGAATATCTTTTTGAGCTAAAGTTGCTTTGTCCTCATCTGAATCCTTTCCGCGTGCAAGATATGAGCGCGGAATCTTAAGAGCAGAAAACAGCTTGTCTCTTAAATACTCAACATCATCAATATCTCCGGTGAATTGGCCGCCCGGCAATGTGCCGATGTCCGACATTGAGCCGGCGCGGACAGGAATAAAATAATCTTCTTCCACACTCATAGGATTATATCGAAGATCGACACGCCCAGTTTCAGGATCAACAACCTTATTGCGCTTAAGCTGAGTCATTACTTTTTCCATGTACTGCTCAACCTCTTCTGGTGGGATGCCACCTACGTCGATTTTGAAAAGCCTTCTCTCTGGAGAGCGGACAATTCTATAAGCCATCATGGCATCTTCTAATAACGTTAATTGCCGCCATATTCTTCTTGCTGCCTCTAAAACCGATGTACCATATGGTGCATATTTATCGTTTCCTAAAATACGAAAATGTGCCAACTGCCAGTTTTCGAACGTCATGCCGCCTGAGTTCCATTGGAACTGTATATACTGGGGATTTGTTTTGTCTTCCCCTTCCATTCTTTCTATTTCACTAGACGGGAGGCCGATGACATTTTTAATACCCAGTTCTTCATCGATGTCCATATATAAAAACGTATCGCCAAACTTACACATTGTGCGCGCCCAGCCAAACAAATTGTGCTCAATGTTTAAAACATTATAAAACAATACATGCAGCGTTTCTTTTATTTCTTCGTTTAGACAATGAATGTGTAACAAAGTTTCAAGCGCGCTTGAGGTGGTCATCTCGTCGGCATATATATCAAGTGCTGATGCAATCTCTGGGGTGTACTCCATTTGATCAAAATCAAGATAACGCTCGGCCCTTTGGGCGTTAGACATTAACTTAGCTTGAATATCTTTAAACGGATCGTATTGGGTTTTCTTAAACTGTTGGCCACTAGCAGATTTAAGCGTAGAGCCAAATTTACCCAAACGATCTCGGCGATTTATTCTAGTTGCCTGCCTTCTGTAGTTTACAATTGGGCCAGACAGCAATCTAGTTAATTTTTTATATAACGGAGAGCTTGGATTATTAGGATTCCTGCCTCTGAGTCTATTATGTGATGCCATTTTTTATCCCTTTAAAATCCACAAAAGATCCTTAGATAGCGCTGGTTGTTGTGATTGTGGTCTAGAATTCCTGTTAACAATTGCATTTCCAAACTGATCTCTTTGTCGAGTGTTCAACATTCCTTTGATCCTCGTATCCAAGTTGGTTGAATTCGTCCCTATACAGTTTGCAAAAACTCTTTTATATTCCATCTCTCTTTTATTCGCCACCAACGCTGTATCTCTGACCCAACAACCAATTGCACACGCCATCACTAGGTCGTCGGTATATCCTCTCATCGCTGCAGCCTTGCCATGGTTCCAAACAAATGTTTTCAGTTCATTATACAATCTTAATGAGTTTATCTTAATTAGTTTATTCCTAATGAATTCTTCTAGCTTTGAAATTATTAAAGGCCTAGTTTTCATTGTTGTGCTAAATCCAGCAATTGAATTTGTTCTCGCGTCTGCTAAGTGTTGCTCTACGTATTCGTGAGTTGATTTGATTGAATGGTATACGTTGGGGTGTTGCAACTCTTTAAGCTTATCCAAAACCGATAAACCTATAGAGTTGTTTTCAACCACCGTCATACAAAATCCATACTCCTTGCTACCGTCATATATAAGGCGCGCAAAGTCGTCAATAGGCAACTTGCCCTGATATTCAGCAACTATTTCCATAGTATCAATTCTAAAAATATGAAAAACTGAATTGTCTTTTCCATCGCCGCGGGCCACATCTGCGCTTAAAAGATATTTACCCCCCAATTCACAATTTTCCCAAATCCAAAAATTCCTGTCAAAGCCGGTTTTGTATTTTGGTTCTTTAATTTGTTTTTCTAGCTTTTCTAAATCTTCGGGATGAAGTAAAGTTTCGCCTGACATATTAAAATTGCATTCAAGCTCTTGTGCGATCTCGCGGCGTGACATATTACGAGTTTCTTTTTCAAACCACCGCTGATCTCTTTCCGGGTGTGTATCCCATGGGAGTTTTATATAATTGAAATCATTTTTTTCTTCTTCTGCTTCTACATAAGTTTTGTGAAACCAGTTGCCAACGCCAAACGGAGTGCTAATAGCTATACATCTACCGCCAGTTGATAAGGTGGGATATAAGCCAGCCCAAAGCTCATCCATCCCTTCAATAATCGCAGCCTCATCGATGACCAACAGCGTCAAAGCTTCTGACCGGCCGGCGTCACCAGAAGTCGAAGAAGCTTTTACTTGCGAGCCGTTGTCCAACTCAAACGAGTTCCTATTGTCAATAACAATATTAGAAATCACTAGCCATGGTGGCAATTGTTTAATTATAAATTTTACTTTTTTAACTAAGTTTGCAGCAACATTAAGTTTAGTTGCCATGACAAGAACGTTCTTGTCGCGATGAAAAAGCATTAACCAAGCAATATAAGCAGCAGTCATTGTTGAAATGCCTAGCTGCCTTGCTTTTAAAATTATATTAAATCGATGATCGTTACAATCTGCGAGGGCTTCTTTCTGAAAATCGTAAAGTTTAAATGGAATAAGGCCGCGGAGAGGGTGAGAGATCTTAACAAAATTATCAATAAAATAAACTGGGTCTTTGCCTGATTTTACAATTTCGCGAATAATTTCTTGCTTTGAAAGTTCATAAGGCATATCATTTTTTCAACTATTGCTTTCCCTTATATGTTCTATTCTTGGGGTTTTGCTTTGAATGCAATGCTAAAAACTTCTTGATCGCGTCATCAGCATCTTTCTTGTGTTGATCGTCGTCAGGATATGAATCAACCCCGCCGATTGTATATTCCACTTTAGTTGTGGCCCAACAACGCTTTCTAGAAATGTATTCTACATTGACCACGAACTCTGCTTTGACCTCTTTTAGTCCAACAGCTTGCCCGGTTTCTTTTTTATATTCTTTTTGAATGTATTTTTTAATATTATTAACTTTCTTTTTAATGCCTGTCTCAAAATTATTTTTCTTAAGTACATCTAAATTACATTGTGTATGATATTTGATGGCCATCGTGGTACCATAAAAAACAACCGCGAAGCCGTCCATCAAACGCTCACGGAAACCATGAGAAAAAGCATCGTCGTCTTCCTCTCTAGACAAACCAATTTTAATTGGCTCGCCCTCTGGTGTAGTGGCTCCATCGTGTGTGTTTGAAACAACTTTTGATATAGCTTTATAAATTTCATCAGTGGTCAGTTTTGCCATTTTTTAATCCTCATTGGGCCGCCAGCCCGAATTCCAACGCGCCTCTCTTCCTTCGACGTATTCTATATAACATTTATAACAACAACCAAATTTACTCATATAAACATCATCCTGCGCATCAAAAGAATAAGTTTCACATACCAAACATTTTCTATTAACGTCTTTACTAACTAGTTTCTTTGAAACAAAAAACCCGTCTAGCTTTACTTTCTCGTTATGTGTAACCTCGCCAACGACCTGTTCTTTTAATTGTTCTAAATATTCTTTTTCTTTTTTTTCATCCCAGTGTCTAGCAGGATTGTGCGTGGCTTCTTGGCCATACTTTTTACCAATTGCTTTTTCTAGGGCAGCAATATGATTTAAATCTTTTTTCATACAGTTGTAATTCCCCATTTGTCGCTTAAGTAAGTAACAACAGTAGCAATATCAGCTGATGTTAAACTTGTGTTATAAACAATAATCTCGCCGATGTCGCCGTCAAGAGCATTATATTGAGCGAACGAACTATCTCCCAGCACTAAAGTGCCCTCCGTATTACTTACATTACCAACACTAGCGTTCGAAGCTTGTGTCGCAGCAGTTGTGTTTCCATCTAAATACATGTATTGGGTTGTGTTGGAGCTTTTCATATAAAACGTAGCAACGTGTGGCGATGAATATGTTGCAACAGCAGTTTTAGCGCCAACCGGGAGGCCCAAAGATTCATCGCTATCAGAATCACGATGCCAACCATTAATATGGCGCTCGGTCGTAGCATTTGCAGCGTACCCCCAATGTACGCCCCACTTACCATTGGTTTCAGCTATTATAGGATGTTGGGCACGGATGTTAGCGTTGTCAATTGCATTTGTTACATACCTGCCTTTAAAAATTATAAAAACAGTATATGCGTCGGCGCTTATTATATTTGCAAGAGTTGCAGCGGCTGTCATTGTATCATTGGCATCCTCCGTAAAACGAACAACTGGCTTTGAATTAATGCCTGCTGCAGCAGGAGCAAGCCTAGGCTTTTGGGCTGTTGTAGATTGCGTAAAGTGATAATCGTTTCCGGACTTGTCGCTCCATTGAGAAATAAGCTTTTCATCTTTAACAATGTCGACATCGCTCATAGGTGCACCGCCATTATATAACTCTTGTACTTGTGTCAACGTAAGTGCCTGATTCCAAATTCCAGTTTCATCATAATTGGCAGCTAAATAATTCGAATCATATCTGCCAAAATACAATTTATCACTTGATGCTCTGGCCGGCATATAATCACTAAAAGTATCATAATATACGTCCACTTGGCCATCGACGTATGTGATAATATCTGTGCCGTCATAAGTTACCGCGATGTGGTGCCACGCATTATCTTGTACATTTTTTCTTGTAACTATATTGGTATTCAAAGGCCAATTAATGAAGCCAAGAAAATGAGTTACAAAACGCAATGCGCTTTCAGAATCATCCCACTCTAGAATAACCTTCTTGGTTGTGCCGTTTGTAGCGGTCCAACTAAACAGTTCTTTGTCTGCGCCCGTTGCAGATGATTTGTACCAAAAAGATATAGTCCAGCTTGTATTATATATATCTGCTACGACGGCCGTAGCATCAATAAAAGCGTTAGTGCCGTTTAGACTAACAGAATAGCTGCCTAAAGCCTTGTTGGTACTATCCCATGTTGCATTGGTGAGTGTTGCATTTCTGCTATTTCCGGTATCAGAGCTATCTGTCACTGATGTTCCAGAACCATCCGTCATTTTATAATATGCTCTTGTTGCTTGGCTTGTTGTACCTCCGCTGGTAGTAAATTGAGCACTATCATCGGCATCAAGCCAAAGTGTAAGATCAGCTGCATTATCATCTGTTGCGGATCCCGGGACAAAGACAGCTGCAGCAGCTAACTCTACACCAACAAATTTCGAAATAGAGGCTTTTGCAACCCCATCAATTTTCGAAATAGAGGCGGCGGCGACACCTATTACCTTTGATGCTGTCGCCATTAACTTATCTCAATCCAATCCGTACTTGGGCTAAATATTATAAGAATGTCGCCGGCGGCCGTTGCAAGGCAATATCCGACAATCCTTACAAAATCTCCACTTGCAGAAGGCGCCGCGAAATCGACTTCGCCGGCTTCTTCAGAAATATAAACTTCGGCGCCGACAGCCGGGGTTCCATTAACATATCCAGTGTCAATTCTAGCAACTCCTTTAATCAGCATTCCATCGGTTGAGGGGGCAGCACCAAGAGCTATAGCTAAAAGCTGTGAGGCACCGGTGGCAACAGCATCGGCATCGGTGGCCGTCCACGCCCCGGTGGTGTGTAAATAATAAAGTTTTCCAGCAACAGTTGTGCCAGAACCAAACTTAATTATTTCGCCAGTTGCCGTGTTATCATCATAATCACCAATGCTTGGTGCACTAATAACATCAAGTGTTTCTTTAATAATCTCATCTAATTTGGCTCTTGAATAATCTTTTATGGACATTAAGTGCTCTCCTAGTTATTTCGCAGTCTGCACCGCTGCATAGAATATGCCCATCGATACAGTCACGCCGACAATAATACCGCCGGTAAAGAACCAGTGATTATAATCGTTGGGTGTTTCAAGCGTTAACTTCTGAAGAT